ATAACATTTGCACCATCTGCAGATCAAGCTCCAAAGGTTGACAACTTAACCGGCAATGATCTCGATAAAAGATATGATATGCTTGAGGATAGTGTGCAACAGAACATATTGGTTGCTCATTCAGTTGTTGCTCCATCATTATTTGGTGTTGCTCCAGAGGGATCATTCAATGCAGCTGAGAGTGCAGATCTATTTGAGATCTTTAAAAAGACTTATGTTGAGACAAGACAAAAAAGAATTGAGTGGATATTGAATTACATGGTTAAATTATCTGGAGAGACTGGAGTAATTAAACTTAAAGATGTGACTCCAATAGGAACAACTCAAGAGCCAACAGCTGTTGCTCCAGTTGGTGATATTCCAGCAAATGAAACTCAAGTTGATGTCGCAAAATCAGCATTAAATGGAGCTCAGATTGCATCACTTATTGATGTGGTTGCTAAGATTAAAGAAGGAATGTTGACATCTGAGAGTGCATTGAGTATTGTCTTGGCATCATTTCCAACCATTGATGAGGCACAAGCTCGCAGAATAGTTGGATTGCAACCAGCAGCACAGCAAATGTCATCATGCAAGTTTGATCATCAAGATGATGAGATTGGATACTTTGCTGAATACGGTGAATCAGCTGATAATTATAAAGTATATGCAACATTTCCAATTGCATGGGATACTCCATCCGCTGATGTATTCTCAAAGCAAGAGCAATTATTTGCAACAATTGCTGAGATATCAGCTGAGCTTAATGATTTTGATAAAAATGTATTGAAGTTGATTGGTGATGGTGAAGATTCTAATGGTATTGCAAAGGCATTGAACACAAATATCGAAGAGATTGCAAAGTCAATGTCAAGATTAATGAAGTGGGATATCCTGGTGAAAGGAGAGGTAACTGATTTGGGAAAGCAATTAGTTAGTGAGGAGCAGATTCCAATTGAAAGATTTGAAGTGCGTTATGGATATCGCACCAGATTAGATGTGCCTCCAGCAAAGAGTGGATCAAGACAATTTTGCGAGAGACTTATGTCATTGAATAGACTATATTCAAGAGATGAAATTAATACAATATCATCAAGAGTTGACAGAGATGTTTGGAGATACAGAGGTGGATGGTATACAAATCCAGATACTGGCGCCTCAACACCATGGTGTAGACATGAATGGATTCAGCAATTAGTTGTAAAAAGATAATATGAAAACATATCCAGAATTAAGAAAGCATTGTAAGGAAATGAATATGGATGAGCTTGTGTCATGGATAAAAGATACTCCAGGGCATTATCAGAATCTGACATCATTATGGGGATATATCCATTCACAAGTTGATAATATTCACAACTACAATGGAGCTGAGCATCATAGATTAATATGGTCAAGCATTTATAATTATTTAAATATTGATTTTAAAGATAAATCAATTATTGATTTAGGTCCAGGTAGTGCAGAGAGCTTAATTGTTGCCAAAGATATGGGAGCAAAGAAATGTTTGTTTGTTGATAATGATCCAGTAATTTTTAGATTTTGTCAGTTACTTGGCTTTGAAGGATATTATAATGACTATAGAATTGACAGACCATCAATACAAAAAGTTGATTATCTTGTTGCAAAAGGATCAATAAATTCTGATGAATGGACAAATAATAAAATAGATGTCAATAAATTTCTTGAATGGGTTGAGTCATTTGCTGAAAATATTATTATAACTCCTACATTTGAAAAAGGAGAAACCATAAATGGTTGGGATTACACTTGTGTAGGGGATCGCAGAATAAAATATTTAACTGGATCTTTTCACAAGACATTTATTAATAGAGGTTATAAACTAATTTATGTTGATGGTCACAACCATGAATATAGATTTCCATTTACTTATGTGCTATGAACTACCTATTATCAGTTGAAAATTTAAAAAAGCTCGGTATCATTCACAACAATACAGATACCAAGCTCTTGGCTGTGGCCATCAAGAGATCTCAAGACATGCATATTCAGCCAGCTCTTGGGACTCCATTATTCAGAGCATTGCTTGATAGAGTTGAGACAAACACATGGACTCAAGATTACTTGGATCTCATGAATGATTATGTTGTACCTTGTTTGGTTGCATTCGTTGATTACAGAGCTGCTCTTTTATTGACTGATAAGCTAACAAATAAAGGTGCCGGAAGAGTGCAAGATGATAATCAAACAACTCTTGAATTGAATCAAGTTGCTGAGCTTAGAGATCAGTTGAGAAAGGATGCATATTTTTATAAAGAGAGATTGATTGGATATCTTAAAGATGATCAAGCAACAAAATATCCAGAGTATTGTGATATGTGCTCAGATCATTGCAATGAATATGTCAAGAAAGATGATACTGGATATAAACCATTGAACTGGATACAATGAAATTCTCAAAGAAACAGATTGATAAACTCAAAGCATATCTAAATAAGGATGGAAAAAACATTAAACCAGCTGATGAAAGAGCTGGAAATAATAGCAACAGAGCACAGACAGATAAACGAATTCTTTCAAGGTGATTTCATTGATGCTGTCTCAAGAGATGCAGCTCAATATCCTTTGATGGTTGTAACTTTGCAACCAGGAACAATGACTGCTCAATCTGTGAACATCAATATGATCATCTCAATCTGTGATAAATACAATCTTCAGGAATATAGACAGATCAATGAGATACATTCTGATTGCCTGAGCATATGCAATGACATTAGAGTTACATTCCAACAATGGAGATTTGAGGAGTTCATGGATATTGTCGGAGATATTCAGACTCAACCATTCATTAATCGTGGACCAGATGTTACAGCTGGATGGACAATGGCAGCAACAGTTGCAATCTATGATTATAATGACTGGTGTTCCATTCCTTATGATGATTATGATTTTGAGAATGGCAATCCTCCAGCAACCAATTGCGGTGATCTGACAACAGATTATGAGGTATATGTCAATGGAACTCTTGAAGATAGTTTTACTCAAAACACAACAGTAAATAATACTATTAATATCAACTTATAATGGCAACAACAACTATCAACGTCACAGCTCAAGCTTATGATACCATCAAGGATGAGAGCACAACATTAACTCAGAGATCAACTTTAAAATTTACCGGTGATGGAGTCACAGCTGCAGATAGTGGAGGAGAGACTGTTGTCACTATTCCTGGTCCATCAGCCACGACAAATGTGGGTTTATTTGCTCAGACAGCCAATAGCACAACCATAACAGCAACAACAAGTGAATTGACTTTGATTGATGGAGGTGTTGGTAGTTTATCTGTGCCAGCGAATGGTTTCAAAGTTGGTGATTCATTCAGAGTTGAAATGGGAGGAGTTATGAGTGCTCAGAATAATAATACATTGACAATAAGATTGAAAGCTGGATCTGTTGATTTAGGTAGCTCTGGTCCCCTAACAATGCCAGCAATCACCAATCAAGTATTCATGTTAAGTGTAACATTCACAATCAGAGCCATTGGAGCAGCTGGTGTTGCATCAGTTGTATCATTGGCACAATTCCATATCTTAAAATTAGCATCTGGAACTCAACAAGGATTCGCTTGGAATAAAATAAACTCAACAACATTTGATACTACCATCAGCAATACCTTAAATATCACAGCTCAATGGAGTTCAAATAATGCTAACAATTCAATATACTCAGATATATTTGTGCTGAATAAAACATATTAGCATATTAAAGTATGGAGAAAATATTCAAACTTGATTTTAAAACATTCTTAAAAAGTCCATTTACTTATTTATTCTTTGTCTTATTTGCCATAGTTATTATGATTGGCAGATATCTAATCACATCCAAAGAGAATGAAATCAAAACACAACAAAAAAAGATTGATGATTGTGATGAGGAAAGAAAGGCAGATAAAAAACTGATGCAAGATATATTGTTTCAAAAAGAACTAAATAAGAAACTCGATGGAGAATAAAGTATTATTGATTGCCACAATTGCAAGCTCATTATTTGCAATATTTGCACCAATGCCAACTCATCAATATAAGGCACCAAAGAAAGATGAAACCACAATCAAAGCTGAAAAATATTTGCATGATCTTGAGAAAGAAAATGAGATCAAGGTTGAGAAGCTTAAGCATGATGTGGATAGTCTATTGACAATCAAAAGAAAAATTAAGTATATTTACATCCAAAGAGATTCAATATGAGCTATGCATGGCTAAAAAAAGAAACAGCTCCAAAGATATTGGTTGAGGCTGTTAAGCACATTGGCACAAAGGAGATAGTTGGCAAACAACACAATCCAACCATTCTATCCTGGGCAAAAGCTCTTGGACTTGAGAAGGTTTACACCAATGATGAGATCCCCTGGTGTGGTTTATTCGTAGCTTATTGTGCTCATGCTGCTGGATTAGATGTTGTCAAGCATCCATTGTGGGCATTGAACTGGAATAAGTATGGTAATGTGGCAAAGGTGGCAATGCTTGGAGATGTGTTGACATTCACAAGGAATGGAGGAGGTCATGTTGGAATTTATGTTGGTGAAGATGCAACACATTATCATGTGCTTGGAGGCAATCAGAATAACTCAGTTAGCGTTTCACGCATTGCAAAGGATAGATTAAGCCAAGCAAGAAGGACAGCATGGAAAGTTGCACAGCCAGCATCTGTGAGAGTTGTGCATCTTGCGGCAAAAGGAGTAATAACAACAAACGAAGCATAATGAAAAAGCCAGGGAGACCAAAAAAGAATTTGAATATAAACATTGATACCAAGAATGTTGATGTAAAGATCACCAGAAAGGATGGAGTAACTGATGTTAAGGTTGATACTCCAAAGGTTGATGTTGAATTACATAAAGATAAGGACAACAAGAGCATCAAGGTTGATTCTGAGAAGGTTGATGTTGAGATCAACAATGGAGAGGTGAAGGTTGATGTTAATGAGCAATCAGGATTGATTGGAAAGGTTGTTAAATTCTTGCTTAGAAAAAGAAAATAACTATATTTGTAGTGCATATCTGTTTTAAGTGAATAAAGAGAAGGGGAGTGACGGCAATCATTCCCTTTTTTTATTCCTTGATTTGTTAAAAAATGTTAAAATAGTTTCATAAGTGAAAAAAGTTCTTAACTTTGATTCATAATAATTAACAAAAACAGATATGAAAGCAAAATTAATTACCATTATTGAGCCATTCATTCCAGCGAATGAAGAGCACAAATCATTTTTGAGTGCAGTTTTAAGCCTTCTGACAATCGTTTGTATTGTTTGTGGTGGATTGTTTACCTTTTTAAATTTAATGAGATGAGAGAGGAGATAATTACAAGACTTGAAAAGATTGAGAATGTCAATGCCATTATCAATGGATTCACTTATAGAATAAAAATGTATCAATCTCTGATTCCAGACTTGAAAAGAGCTGGTCTTTATGGACTTGCTGATAAGTTTGACAATAGGATTGACACATGTGCAAGAGCAATAAGTCGTTTAACCATTTATAAAAACAAGATATGACAACAGCACATTATGAATACTGGTGGCAAAAAGCTGGCACATTCAATTCTAATTTATATGATAATTATTTAAGAGCAAAAAGAGATGCAGAATTTCAGAGTAACATACAAAGTGAAGGATGGCAAGTGGACAATCCAACACAAAACAATTCAAGCCAACAGTCCAGAGGATGCAATAAAGAAGATGGATATGTGGCCTCCGTTAATCATTAAAGTTGAGAAGATATGATAAAAGTAGGTAGTGATTTCAGCGGAGTAGGTGCATTTAATCAAGCATTAATGAGATTGGGTGTTCAATACAAAGAACTCTTTGCTTGTGACATGGATAAGTACGCAAGGCAAACATTCATTCATAACTATGGTGAGCCAGAATACTATCCAACCAATGTATATGACAGAGAGATTCCATCTGATTCATTGGACATTTATATGACATCTCCTCCATGCCAAGCATTCTCATTGGCTGGAAAAAGACTTGGCAAGGATGATAAACGAGGTATATTGTTTTTTAATTCTTATGAATTTATTGAAAAAAACAAACCAAGATATTTCATCTTTGAGAATGTAAAAGGATTGCTTTCTGATGATGGAGGTAAAACATTCCAAGAATGGATTAATATGTTAGGTGGAAAATCAGTCAATGGTGTTCCTGTTTTGTTTCCTTATGAGGAATCAGTTCCTTATCATTTATATTGGCAAGTGTTGAACTCAAAGCATCATGGTGTCCCACAGAATAGAGAGAGAGTTTTTTTGATTGGAATCCGAGATGATGCAGATAATAACTTTCAATTTCCAAGAGAAGAGCATTTTACTAAGAGATTAAAGGATGTACTTGAAAACGATGTTGAGGATAAGTATTTTTTGAGTGAAAAAATGATAAATTTTGTTTTGACAACAGATTTTAGAGAAGCAAAACCAATTGATATAAACAATTCATTTGCACCATGCGTAAAAGTAGGTGGTGATGTTCCATGTTTTGATACGAATAAATTAAAAATAAAATCAGCTACATCAAAAGGATATGAGGAAGCTCACGAAGGTGATTCAATTAATTTTAGTGTACCAAATTCAGAAACACGAAGAGGAAGAGTTGGTAAAGGTGTTGCTCAGACATTAGACACAGCCTGCAATCAAGGTGTAATGATTGGAGCATTTAGAGGTCGCAATCCAAATGATCCATCAGATAGATCAACTGGATCGATTACAGAACAAAGACTTGAAATCAATACAAATGGGACAAGTAATACATTAACAAGTGTTCAAAAGGATAACGTCGTTGTTCAAAATTACAAAATCAGAAGATTAACTCCGCGCGAATGTTTCAGATTAATGGACTTTCCAGATACATTCACTTGGCCAGTGAGTGATTCACAAGCATACAAGCAAGCTGGAAATTCAATAGTTGTGAATGTACTTTACAAAATAATTAAAAACTTAAAATTATGAAAGACTTATCATGGATAGATGAAGCCTGGGAGGCAAGCAGAGAGGCTGAGCAAGAAGATTTATTAATAACAATTGAACAATATTATGAGTATAGAAAAAGTAAAAGAACTAATTCAGAGGGACAATCTGGACAGCAAGGATCGGCACCGGGATCTGATATATAAGAGAAGCTATCTGTATTCAATTCTCAGAGAGGAAGGTTGGCATCTGTCAAAGATTGGTAGGTTATTTAATAGAAACCATGCAACAGTGATTAATGCTTTGAATCTGCATGACAACTATTTTGGCAAGGA